AGTGAAATACCTCCCTTTTGTGGATTTGCCTGTTTGTCGACTTTTTGTGTTGGTGGTGAGTGTTGTGCAGCCTGAGCTTCCTGATGGTCGTGAGTGGTGTGGGGAGACGCGTCGTTGGTGGCGTGTGTGGGGTGAGGATCCGCGTGCCGGGTTTGTGTCTGATGAGGAGTGGCTGTTTCTCATGGATGCTGCGGTGATTCATGATTGTGTGTGGAGTGAGGGTCGCGCGGATTTGGTGGCTTCGCTTCGTGCTCATGTGAGGGCGTTTATGGGTATGTTGGATCGGTATTCGGTTGATGTGGCGTCTGGTGGCCGTGGTGGGGGTTCTGCTGTGGCGATGATTGACCGGTATAGGAAGCGTAGGGGTGCTTGATGTCTCAGGTTGTGGGTTCTCAGGTTCCTCGTCACCGTGTGGCTGCGGCGTATTCGGTGTCTGCTGGTGGTGATGCTGGGGAGTTGGGTCGTGCGTATGGGTTGACGCCTGATCCGTGGCAGCAGCAGGTGTTGGATGATTGGCTGGCTGTCGGTGGTAATGGCAGGCTTGCTTCGGGTGTGTGTGGGGTGTTTGTGCCTCGCCAGAATGGCAAGAATGCTATTTTGGAGATTGTGGAGTTGTTTAAGGCGACTATTCAGGGTCGCCGTATTTTGCATACGGCTCACGAGTTGAAGTCGGCTCGTAAGGCGTTTATGCGGTTGAGGTCGTTTTTTGAGAATGAGCGGCAGTTTCCTGACTTGTATCGTATGGTGAAGTCGATTCGTGCGACGAATGGTCAGGAGGCTATTGTGTTGCATCATCCGGATTGTGCCACGTTTGAGCGTAAGTGTGGTTGTCCGGGTTGGGGTTCGGTGGAGTTTGTGGCCCGTTCTCGTGGTTCTGCTCGCGGGTTTACGGTTGATGATTTGGTGTGTGATGAGGCTCAGGAGTTGTCGGATGAGCAGTTGGAGGCTTTGCTTCCTACGGTAAGTGCTGCCCCGTCTGGTGATCCGCAGCAGATTTTCCTTGGCACGCCGCCTGGGCCGTTGGCTGATGGTTCTGTGGTGTTGCGTTTGCGTGGGCAGGCTTTGTCGGGTGGTAAAAGGATTGCGTGGACGGAGTTTTCGATTCCTGACGAGTCTGATCCGGATGATGTGTCGCGGCAGTGGCGGAAGTTGGCGGGGGATACTAATCCGGCGTTGGGGCGGCGTTTGAATTTTGGGACTGTGTCGGATGAGCATGAGTCGATGTCTGCTGCCGGGTTTGCGAGGGAGCGGCTTGGCTGGTGGGATCGTGGCCAGTCTGCTACGTCTGTGATTCCTGCGGATAAGTGGGCTCATTCTGCGGTGGATGAGGCGGATCTGGTTGGCGGGAAAGTGTTTGGTGTCTCGTTTTCTCGTTCTGGGGATCGGGTTGCTTTGGCGGGTGCCGGCCGGACTGATGCTGGGGTTCATGTTGAGGTTATTGATGGGCTGTCGGGGACGATTGTTGATGGTGTGGGCCGGTTGGCTGACTGGTTGGCGGTTCGTTGGGGTGATACTGACCGGATCATGGTTGCCGGGTCTGGTGCGGTGTTGTTGCAGAAGGCGTTGACGGATCGTGGTGTTCCGGGCCGTGGCGTGATTGTGGCTGATACTGGGGTGTATGTGGAGGCGTGTCAAGCCTTCCTGGAAGGTGTAAGGTCTGGGAATGTTTCTCATCCTCGTGCTGATTCGAGGCGTGACATGTTGGATATTGCTGTGAGGTCGGCGGTTCAGAAAAAGAAAGGCTCTGCGTGGGGTTGGGGTTCCTCGTTTAAGGATGGTTCTGAGGTTCCTTTGGAGGCTGTGTCTTTGGCGTTTTTGGGGGCGAAGCAGGCTCGCCGGTGTCGTCGGGATCGTAGTGGTAGGAAGCGGGTGTCTGTGGTATGAACGTGGACGAGTTGGCTCTGATTGAGGGCATGTACGATCGTATCCAAAGGTTGTCTTCGTGGCATTGTCGTATTGAGGGCTACTATGAGGGTTCTAGCCGGGTGCGTGACCTTGGTGTGGCTATTCCTCCGGAGTTGCAGCGGGTGCAGACGGTGGTGTCGTGGCCTGGTATAGCTGTGGATGCTTTGGAGGAGCGTCTGGATTGGCTTGGCTGGACTAATGGTGACGGCTACGGTCTGGATGGTGTGTATGCTGCGAATCGGCTTGCTACGGCGTCGTGTGATGTGCATTTGGATGCGCTGATTTTTGGGTTGTCGTTTGTGGCTGTTATTCCCCAGGGGGATGGGTCGGTGTTGGTTCGTCCGCAGTCACCAAAGAATTGTACTGGCCGGTTTTCTTCCGATGGGTCTCGTCTGGATGCTGGCCTTGTGGTGCAGCAGACGTGTGATCCTGAGGTTGTTGAGGCGGAGTTGTTGCTGCCTGATGTGATTGTTCAGGTGGAGCGGCGGGGTTCGCGTGAATGGGTTGAGACGGGCCGTATCGTGAATAGTCTTGGGGCGGTTCCGTTGGTGCCTGTTGTGAATCGTCGCCGTACTTCTAGGATTGATGGCCGTTCGGAGATTACGAGGTCTATTCGTGCCTACACGGATGAGGCTGTGCGCACGCTGCTTGGGCAGTCTGTGAATCGTGATTTTTATGCGTATCCTCAGCGTTGGGTGACTGGTGTGTCGGCTGACGAGTTTTCGCAGCCTGGCTGGGTCCTGTCGATGGCTTCTGTGTGGGCTGTTGATAAGGATGATGATGGTGATACCCCGAATGTGGGGTCGTTTCCTGTCAATAGTCCTACACCGTATTCGGATCAGATGCGGCTGTTGGCGCAGTTGACGGCTGGGGAGGCTGCGGTGCCGGAGCGCTATTTCGGGTTTATCACGTCTAATCCGCCTTCGGGTGAGGCGTTGGCTGCTGAGGAGTCGAGGCTGGTGAAGCGTGCTGAGCGGCGTCAGACGTCGTTTGGTCAGGGCTGGCTGTCGGTGGGTTTTCTGGCTGCCAGGGCGTTGGATTCGAGTGTTGATGAGGCCGCGTTTTTCGGTGATGTGGGGCTTCGGTGGCGTGATGCTTCAACCCCGACTCGGGCTGCTACGGCGGATGCTGTGACGAAGCTTGTTGGTGCCGGTATTTTGCCCGCGGATTCTCGGACGGTGTTGGAGATGTTGGGGCTTGATGATGTGCAGGTTGAGGCTGTGATGCGGCATCGTGCTGAATCTTCGGATCCGTTGGCTGCGCTTGCTGGGGCTATTTCCCGTCAAACTAACGAGGTATGATAGGCGATGGCTTCGGGTGTTGCGTCGAGGTTGGCTGCTACCGGGTATCAGCGTGAGGCGGTCAGGTTTGCCGGGAAGTATGCGGGCTATTATGCCGAGTTGGGTCGTTTGTGGCGTGCCGGGAAGATGAGTGACACACAGTATGTGCGTTTGTGCGTGGAGTTGGAGCGTGCCGGCCATGACGGTTCAGCAGCTATGGCAGCCAAATTCGTGCAAGATTTTCGCCGGTTGAACGGTGTCGATCCTGGTTTGATCGTGTATGACGAGTTTGATGCTGCTGCGGCTTTGGCTAGGTCGTTTTCGACTATGAAGATTATGAATAGTGACCCGGATAGGGCGAATGATACTATTGATGCTATGGCGGCGGGTGTTAATCGGGCTGTCATGAATGCTGGCCGTGACACGGTTGAGTGGTCTGCTGGTGCGCAGGGTAGGTCGTGGCGGCGGGTGACTGATGGTGATCCGTGTGCTTTTTGTGCCATGTTGGCTACGAGGTCGGATTATACGACTCGGGAAAGGGCACTTACTACCGGTCATACTCGGCGTCATAAGCGTGGTGGTAAGCGTCCGCTTGGTTCGAAGTATCATGATCATTGTGGTTGTACGGTGGTTGAGGTTGTTGGGCGTTGGGAGCCCAGCTCTGCGGACACCGCATATCAGCGGGTTTATGAGAAGGCTCGTGAATGGGTTGATGATCATGGGTTGCAGCAGTCGCCTGGCAATATTTTGAAGGCTATGCGTACTGTTGGCGGCATGAGATAATTTGATGTGGTTTCCGGGTGTGCGCCGCCGGTTATCGGTGCACAGGGTTGTCTCCCGCACGGGGGTCAACAATGTTGTGTTGTTTTCCGCAAGGAGTGTAGGTTAGGCTATGGCCGATCAAAAAGTTGAAGAACAGAATGTCGACAATGATGCTGTTGAGCCCGGAAAGGGTGGAGACATTGTTGATGTTGTGAAGGATGAGCGGGCTGTCGGCGATGATCATGCCGGTGATGTTTCCGTGAAGGGTGAGGCTTCTGGGCCGTCTGGTACGGATTGGAAGGCTGAGGCCCGTAAGTGGGAGTCTCGTGCTAAAAGTAATTTTGCCGAGTTGGAGAAGCTTCGCGCCTCGGATGGTGATGCGGGGTCTGTGATTGATGATCTTCGCCGCAAGAATGAGGAACTCGAAGACAGGATCAACGGGTTTGTTCTTGAGGGTGTGAAGCGCGAGGTGGCTTCAGAGTGTGGCCTGTCGGGTGATGCTGTCGCTTTCTTGCACGGTAGCGATCGTGAAGCACTGGTGGAGTCTGCTAAGGCTTTGAAGGGTTTGATCGACCATAGTAGTGGTGGCGCGGGTGTGCGCCGTCTTGCGGGGAGTGCCCCCGTTGATGATGTTAAACGACGTGAGGGTGTCGCGTTTGTGGATGCTCTTGTCAATAATTCTAGGAGATGATTTCTGATGGCTGACGATTTTCTTTCTGCAGGGAAGCTTGAGCTTCCTGGTTCTATGATTGGTGCGGTTCGTGACCGTGCTATCGATTCTGGTGTTTTGGCGAAACTATCCCCAGAGCAGCCGACTATTTTCGGGCCCGTGAAGGGTGCCGTGTTTAGTGGTGTTCCTCGCGCCAAGATTGTTGGTGAGGGCGAGGTTAAGCCTTCCGCGTCTGTTGATGTTTCGGCGTTTACTGCGCAGCCTATCAAGGTTGTGACTCAGCAGCGTGTCTCGGACGAGTTTATGTGGGCTGACGCCGATTACCGTCTGGGTGTGCTTCAGGATCTGATTTCCCCGGCTCTTGGTGCTTCGATTGGTCGCGCCGTGGATCTTATTGCTTTCCATGGTATTGATCCTGCCACTGGTAAAGCGGCTGCCGCTGTGCGTACTTCGCTGGATAAGACGAAGCATATTGTTGATGCCACGGATTCTGCCACGACCGATCTGGTCAAGGCAGTCGGCCTTATCGCTGGGGCCGGTTTGCAGGTTCCTAACGGTGTTGCTTTGGATCCCGCGTTCTCGTTTGCCCTGTCTACTGAGGTGTATCCGAAGGGGTCTCCGCTTGCCGGCCAGCCTATGTATCCTGCCGCCGGGTTTGCCGGTTTGGATAATTGGCGCGGCCTGAATGTTGGTGCTTCTTCGACTGTTTCTGGCGCCCCGGAGATGTCGCCTGACTCTGGTGTTAAGGCTATTGTGGGTGATTTCTCTCGTGTTCATTGGGGGTTCCAGCGTAACTTCCCGATCGAGCTTATCGAGTATGGTGACCCGGATCAGACTGGGCGTGATCTGAAGGGCCATAACGAGGTTATGGTTCGTGCCGAGGCTGTGCTGTATGTGGCTATCGAGTCGCTTGATTCGTTTGCTGTTGTGAAGGAGAAGGCTGCCCCGAAGCCTAATCCGCCGGCCGAGAACTGATTTATTGTTGCGGTGATGTGTCAATGTGCAGGGGGTGGTGTTGATGGGTATCATTTTGAAGCCTGAGGATATTGAGCCTTTCGCCGATATTCCTAGAGAGAAGCTTGAGGCGATGATTGCCGATGTGGAGGCTGTGGCTGTCAGTGTCGCCCCCTGTATCGCTAAACCGGATTTCAAATATAAGGATGCGGCTAAGGCGATCCTGCGCAGGGCTTTGTTGCGCTGGAATGATACTGGCGTGTCGGGCCAGGTGCAGTATGAGTCGGCGGGCCCGTTTGCTCAGACTACACGGTCTAGTACTCCCACGAATTTGTTGTGGCCTTCTGAGATTGCCGCGTTGAAGAAGTTGTGTGAGGGTGATGGTGGGGCTGGTAAAGCGTTCACTATTACACCGACCATGAGGAGTAGTGTGAATCATTCTGAGGTGTGTTCCACGGTGTGGGGTGAGGGTTGCTCGTGCGGGTCGAATATTAACGGCTACGCTGGCCCTTTGTGGGAGATATGATATGACCAGTTTTCCTTATGGTGAAACGGTTGTGATGCTTCAGCCGACTGTTCGTGTCGATGATCTTGGTGACAAGGTGGAAGACTGGTCTAAGCCTGTCGAGACTGTGTTCCATAACGTGGCCATCTATGCTTCGTTGTCGCAGGAGGATGAGGCCGCGGGGCGTGACTCGGATTATGAGCATTGGTCGATGCTTTTCAAGCAGCCTGTTGTGGGTGCTGATTATCGTTGCAGGTGGCGTATCCGGGGTGTTGTGTGGGAGGCTGACGGGTCTCCTATCGTGTGGCATCATCCCATGTCCGGTTGGGATGCGGGCACGCAGGTTAATGTGAAGCGTAAGAAGGGCTGATGGGTAGTGGCTCAGGATGTGAATGTGAAGCTGAACTTGCCGGGTATTCGTGAGGTGTTGAAGTCTTCTGGGGTGCAGGCTATGTTGGCTGAGCGTGGCGAGCGTGTCAAGCGTGCGGCCTCGGCGAATGTGGGCGGTAACGCTTTCGATAAGGCCCAATACCGTGGCGGATTATCATCGGAGGTGCAGGTTCACCGTGTCGAGGCTGTGGCCCGTATAGGCACCACATATAAGGGTGGGAAGCGTATTGAGGCGAAGCATGGCACGCTGGCTCGTTCGATTGGGGCTGCGTCGTGATCGTTTACGGTGATCCGCGTGTGTGGGCTAAACGCGTGCTCAAGGATGATGGCTGGCTGTCTGATATACCATGCACCGGGACAGTGCCTGACCGGTTTGAGGGTGACCTTATTTGGTTGGCTCTTGATGGTGGCCCGCAGTTGCATGTTCGTGAGCAGGTTTTTTTGCGGGTGAACGTGTTTTCTGATATGCCTGATCGTGCTATGTCGTTGGCGCGTCGTGTTGAGGCTGTGCTGGTTGACGGGGTTGATGGTGATCCGGTGGTGTTTTGTAGGCGTTCTACTGGTCCTGATTTGCTGGTTGATGGTGCACGTTTTGATGTGTATTCGCTTTTTGAGCTGGTATGTAGGCCTGCGGAGTCTGAATAAGCTTATTGTTTTTGTTTTAATGTAATTGTTTGATATTTAATGGGGGTTGTGATGGCTGCAACACGTAAAGCGTCTAATGTTCGTTCCGCGGTTACTGGCGACGTTTATATTGGTGACGCGCACGCGGGTGATACTATTAAGGGTGTGGAGGCGGTTCCTTCCGGGCTTACAGCTTTAGGGTATCTATCGGATGACGGGTTTAAGATTAAGCCTGAGCGTAAAACGGATGATTTGAAGGCTTGGCAGAATGCGGATGTTGTTCGCACTGTGGCTACGGAGTCGTCTATCGAGATTTCTTTCCAGCTGATCGAGTCTAAGAAGGAGGTTATCGAGCTGTTTTGGCAGTCGAAGGTTACTGCCGGATCCGATTCGGGTTCGTTCGATATTTCTCCGGGTGCCACGACGGGTGTTCACGCCCTGTTGATGGATATTGTTGATGGTGATCAGGTTATTCGCTACTATTTCCCTGAGGTTGAGCTTATCGATCGTGACGAGATCAAGGGCAAGAATGGTGAAGTGTACGGGTATGGTGTGACGTTGAAGGCTTACCCTGCTCAGATTAATAAGACTGGTAATGCGGTGTCGGGTCGGGGGTGGATGACGGCTTTAAAAGCTGATACTCCTCCGGTTCCTCCGAAGCCTCAGCCGGATCCGAATCCGCCGTCTAATAACTGATACACATAGTTTGAGGGATTGTTGATAGATGAGTGACACAGGTTACACGTTGAAGATTGGTGACCGTAGCTGGGTGTTGGCGGATGCGGAGGAGACGGCTCAGGCTGTTCCTGCCCGCGTTTTTCGCCGCGCCGCTAAGATTGCCCAGTCGGGGGAGTCTGCGGATTTCGCCCAGGTTGAGGTGATGTTTTCTATGTTGGAGGCTGCCGCCACGGCTGACGCGGTGGAGGCCCTGGAGGGGCTTCCTATGGTTCGTGTTGCCGAGATTTTCCGTGAGTGGATGGAATACAAGCCTGACGGTAAAGGGGCTTCCCTGGGGGAATAGTTTGGCTCCACGGCCTGATTGATGATTATCGTGGGGCCATCGAATACGATTTCCGCACTAAATTTGGTGTTTCTGTTTATAGTGTTGGTGGCCCGCAGATGTGTTGGGGTGAGGCTGTCCGGCTGGCTGGCGTGTTGTGTACCGATACGTCTAGCCAGTTGGCGGCCCACCTGAATGGTTGGCAGCGCCCGTTTGAGTGGTGCGAGTGGGCTGTGTTGGACATGCTTGATCATTACAGGTCTGCTAATAGTGAGGGGCAGCCGGAGCCTGTGGCGAGGCCGACGGATGAGCGTAGGGCCCGGTTTACGTCTGGGCAGGTGGACGATATTTTGGCGCGTGTTCGTGCCGGTGGCGGGGTGTCTCGCGAGATTAATATTATGGGGTGAATAGTGTATGTCTGGTGAGATTGCTTCCGCATATGTGTCGTTGTATACGAAGATGCCTGGTTTGAAGGCGGATGTTGGTAAACAGCTTTCTGGGGTGATGCCTGCGGAGGGTCAGCGTTCGGGTAGCTTGTTTGCTAAGGGCATGAAGTTGGCGCTTGGTGGTGCTGCAATGGTGGGTGCCATCAATGTTGCTAAGAAGGGCCTCAAGTCGATTTATGATGTGACTATTGGTGGCGGTATTGCTAGGGCTATGGCTATTGATGAGGCTCAGGCTAAACTGACTGGTTTGGGTCACACGTCTTCTGATACGTCGTCGATTATGAATTCGGCTATTGAGGCTGTGACTGGTACGTCGTATGCGTTGGGGGATGCGGCTTCTACTGCGGCGGCGTTGTCTGCTTCTGGTGTGAAGTCTGGCGGGCAGATGACGGATGTGTTGAAGACTGTCGCCGATGTGTCTTATATTTCGGGTAAGTCGTTTCAGGATACGGGCGCTATTTTTACGTCTGTGATGGCTCGCGGTAAGTTGCAGGGCGATGACATGTTGCAGCTTACGATGGCGGGTGTTCCTGTCCTGTCTTTGCTCGCCCGGCAGACGGGTAAAACCTCGGCTGAGGTGTCGCAGATGGTGTCGAAGGGGCAGATTGATTTTGCCACGTTTGCGGCTGCGATGAAGCTTGGCATGGGTGGTGCTGCGCAGGCGTCTGGTAAGACGTTTGAGGGCGCTATGAAGAATGTTAAGGGTGCCCTGGGTTATCTGGGTGCTACGGCTATGGCGCCGTTTCTTAACGGGTTGCGGCAGATTTTTGTTGCGTTGAATCCGGTTATCAAGTCGGTGACGGATTCTGTGAAGCCGATGTTTGCTGCCGTCGATGCTGGTATTCAGCGTATGATGCCGTCTATTTTGGCGTGGATTAACCGTATGCCGGGCATGATTACGAGAATGAATGCACAGATGCGCGCCAAGGTGGAGCAGTTGAAGGGCATTTTTGCGAGAATGCATTTGCCGGTCCCTAAAGTGAATTTGGGTGCCATGTTTGCGGGTGGCACAGCCGTGTTCGGTATTGTTGCTGCGGGTGTGGGGAAGCTTGTTGCAGGGTTTGCCCCGTTGGCGGTGTCGGTGAAGAATCTGTTGCCGTCGTTTGGTGCTTTGAAGGGTGCCGCTGGCGGGCTTGGCGGCGTGTTTCGCGCCCTGGGTGGCCCTGTTGGGATTGTGATCGGGCTGTTTGCTGCCATGTTTGCTACTAACGCCCAGTTCCGTGCCGCTGTTATGCAGCTGGTGGTGGTTGTTGGTCAGGCTTTGGGGCAGATCATGGCCGCTGTGCAGCCGCTGTTTGGTCTAATTGCGGGGCTGGTGGCACGGTTGGCTCCCGTGTTTGCCCAGATTATTGGTATGGTTGCCGGGCTAGCGGCGCAGCTTATGCCGGTGATTGGTATGCTGGTTGCCCGTCTGGTTCCTGTGATCACGCAGATTATTGGTGCGGTGACGCAGGTTGCTGCAATGTTGTTGCCGGCGTTGATGCCGGTTATTCAGGCTGTTGTTGCTGTGATACGGCAGGTTGTTGGTGTTGTGTCGCAGCTGGTGCCTGTTTTGATGCCTGTGATTCAGCAGATTTTGGGTGCGGTCATGTCTGTGCTGCCGCCTATTATTGGCCTGATCCGGTCGTTGATGCCTGTGATTGCGGCGGTTATGCGTGTGGTGGTTCAGGTTGTTGCGGTTGTGATACAGGTGGCGGCCCGTATTCTTGCTGTTGTGGCTCCGGTGGTGGCGGCTGTGATCGGGTTTGTTGCCCGTATTGTTGGTGCTGTCGTGTCGGCTGTTGCCCGTGTTATTGCCGCTGTTGCCCGTGTTATTGGATGGGTTGTGGCCCATTTTGTGTCTGGTTTGGCGCGTATGGGTTCGGTTATTCAGGCCGGCTGGAATCATATCAAAGCGTTTACGTCGGCGTTTATTAACGGTTTCAAGTCGATCATTTCTGGCGGTGTGAACGCGGTTGTGGGGTTTTTTACGCGGCTTGGTGTGTCGGTGGCCTCCCATGTTCGGTCGGGGTTTAACGCGGCCCGTGGCGCTGTTTCTTCTGCGATGAACGGGATTCGTAGCGTGGTGTCTTCGGTGGCGTCTGCTGTTGGCGGGTTTTTCAGTTCGATGGCGTCTAGGGTTCGGAATGGCGCTGTGCGCGGGTTTAACGGTGCCAGGAGTGCGGCTTCTTCTGCTATGCATGCTATGGGTTCGGCTGTGTCTAACGGTGTGCATAGTGTGTTAGGGTTTTTCCGGAATTTGCCTGGCAATATTCGGCGTGCCTTGGGTAGTATGGGGTCCTTGTTGGTGTCTGCTGGTCGTGATGTGGTGTCTGGTTTGGGTAATGGTATCCGGAATGCTATGAGTGGCTTGTTGGATACGGTGCGTAACATGGGTTCTCAGGTTGCGAGTGCGGCGAAGTCGGTGTTGGGTATTCATTCCCCGTCGAGGGTGTTTCGTGACCAGGTTGGCCGTCAGGTTGTTGCCGGTTTGGCTGAGGGGATCACTGGGAATGCTGGTTTGGCGTTGGATGCGATGTCTGATGTGGGGAATCAGCTTCCGGATGCTGTGGATGCCCGCTTTGGTTTGCGATCATCGGTGGGCTCGTTTACACCTTACGACAGGTATCAGCGTGCTCAGGGTGAGAGTGTTGTGGTGAATGTGAATGGACCCACGTATGGTGATCCTAACGAGTTTGCGAAGCGGATTGAGCGGCAGCAGCGTGACGCGTTGAACGCGTTGGCTTACGTGTGATTTGGGGTGTTGTGCATGTTTATTCCTGACCCGTCTGATCGTTCTGGTTTGACTGTTACCTGGTCGATGGATCCGCTGTTTGGCGACGAGCGTGTGCTTCATTTGACGGATTATACGGGGTCGTCTCCGGTCATGTTGTTGAATGATTCGTTGCGCGGCCTGGGTGTTCCTGAGGTTGAGCATTTTTCTCAAACGCATGTTGGTGTGCACGGTTCGGAGTGGCGCGGGTTTAATGTGAAGCCTCGCGAGGTGACATTACCGGTGTTGGTGTCGGGTGTTGACCCGGATCCGGATGGCGGGTTTCGTGACGGTTTTTTGAAAGCCTATGACGCGTTGTGGTCTGCGTTTCCTCCCGGGGAAGAGGGGGAGTTGTCGGTGAAGACTCCTGCCGGCCGTGAGCGTGTGTTGCGGTGCCGGTTTGATTCGGCTGATGACACGTTTACGGTGGATCCGGTGAACAGGGGTTATGCGCGTTATGTGCTTCATTTGACGGCCTATGACCCGTTTTGGTATGGGGATGAGCAGAAGTTTCGTTTCAGTAACGCTAAGTTGCAGGATTGGTTGGGTGGCGGCCCTGTCGGCAAGGATGGCACGGCGTTTCCTGTGGTGTTGACGCCTGGTGTTGGTTCTGGCTGGGATAATCTGTCTAACAGGGGTGATGTGCCTGCGTGGCCTGTGATTCGTGTTGAGGGCCCTTTGGAGTCGTGGTCTGTGCAGATTGATGGTTTGCGTGTGTCTTCGGACTATCCTATCGAGGAGTATGATTGGATTACTATTGACACGGATCCTCGTAAACAGTCTGCATTGTTGAACGGGTTTGAGGATGTGATGGATCGTTTGACAGAGTGGGAGTTTGCGCCTATCCCGCCTGGCGGTTCTAAGAGTGTGAATATTGAGATGGTTGGTTTGGGTGCCATTGTTGTGTCGGTGCAGTACAGGTTTTTGAGGGCTTGGTGAACGATTCATGGCTGGTCTTGTTCCGCAGATAACATTGTTTACGCCGGATTATCGTCGTGTGGCGCCTATCAATTTTTTCGAGTCGTTGAAGTTGTCGTTGAAGTGGAATGGTTTGTCCACTTTGGAGTTGGTGGTGTCGGGGGATCATTCGAGGCTTGACGGGTTGACTAGGCCGGGTGCACGGCTGGTTGTTGATTATGGTGGTGGCCAGATTTTTTCTGGGCCTGTGCGTAAGGTTCATGGTGTGGGTCCGTGGCGTTCTTCTCGGGTGACTATCACGTGTGAGGATGATATTCGCCTGTTGTGGCGTATGTTGATGTGGCCTGTGAATTATCGTCCTGGTATGGTTGGTTCGGAGTGGCGTGCGGACAGGGATTATGCCCACTATTCTGGTGCTGCTGAGTCGGTGGCTAAGCAGGTGTTGGGGGATAATGCTTGGCGTTTTCCGCCTGGTTTGTTTATGACCGATGATGAGAAGCGTGGCCGCTATATTAAGGATTTTCAGGCCCGGTTTCACGTGTTTGCCGATAAGTTGTTGCCGGTGTTGTCGTGGGCTCGGATGACTGTCACGGTGAACCAGTTTGAGAATGCGAAGTTTGATCAGCGGGGTTTAGTGTTTGATTGTGTGCCTGCTGTGACCCGGAAACATGTGTTGACTGCCGAGTCTGGGTCTATTGTGTCGTGGGAGTATGTGAGGGATGCGCCTAAGGCTACGTCTGTGGTTGTGGGTGGCCGCGGCGAGGGCAAGGATCGGCTGTTTTGTGAGGATGTTGATTCGATGGCCGAGGATGACTGGTTTGATCGTGTCGAGGTGTTTAAGGATGCCCGTAACACGGATTCTGAACATGTGCATCTCATCGATGAGGCTGAGCAGGTGCTGTCCGGGTTAGGGGCCACGTCGGGGTTTAAGATTGAGTTGGCTGAGTCGGATGTGTTGCGGTTTGGGCCAGGCAATCTGATGCCCGGGGATTTGATTTATGTGGATGTGGGTTCTGGCCCTATTGCGGAGATTGTGCGGCAGATTGATGTGGAGTGTGATTCGCCTGGTGATGGTTGGACGAAGGTGACACCGGTTGCGGGGGATTATGAGGATAATCCGTCGGCGTTGTTGGCTCGCCGTGTCGCTGGTTTGGCTGCGGGTGTGCGGGATTTGCAAAAGTTTTAGTAAGTGATTGGGGTTTGTTGTGGGTATTGTGTGTAAAGGGTTTGATGGTGTGTTGACCGAGTATGATTGGGCTCAAATGTCTGGTCTGATGGGTAATATGCCGTCCGTGAAAGGGCCGGACGATTTTCGTGTCGGCACGACGATTCAGGGTGCCACCGTGTTGTGTGAGGTGTTGCCGGGGCAGGCGTGGGCTCACGGGGTGATGTGCACTTCGAATAGTGTTGAGACGGTGACGGGCCAGCTTCCAGGGCCAGGTGAGACCCGATACGACTATGTTGTTCTGTCTCGGGATTGGGAGCAGAACACTGCAAAGTTGGAGATTGTTCCTGGGGGGCGTGCTGAGCGTGCCAGGGACGTGTTGAGGGCCGAGCCTGGCGTGTACCATCAGCAGTTGTTGGCTACTTTGGTGGTGTCGTCTAACGGGTTGCAGCAGCAGTTGGATAGGCGTGCTATAGCGGCTAGGGTGGCGTTTGGCGAGTCTCCGGCTTGCGATCCTACCCCTGTGGAGGGTGACCGGGTGATGGTGCCTTCGGGGGCTGTGTGGGTTAACCATGCGGGCGAGTGGCTGCAGTTGTCTCCGCGTATTGAGACGGGTTCGAAGTCGATCATGTTTGGCGGGTCTAGCGTGTATGCTTACACGATTCTGTTTGATCGCCAGTTCACTAGTCCGCCTATCGTGGTGGCGTCTATGGCTACGGCGGCTGGGGGCACGCAGCAGATCGATGTGAAAGCCTACAATATTACTAATAAGGATTTTAGTTTAGCGTTTATCACGAATGACGGGTCGAAGCCGAATGGTGTGCCCGCAATAGCTAACTGGATTGCTGTCGGCGTGTGACTGTACAGGTGTTGTGGCGGATGTTGTAATGTTGGGGGGCTGTGGTGTCGTGGTTTACTCCTGCACTGGTGGCCTCTATCTGTACCGCGTTGGCCACGGTTTTGGGTTCTGTTCAGGCTGTCACATCCCGGTCTAGGCGGCGTTTGCGCCGGCTGTCGGCTCAGGTGGATGCGATGGAAGAGTATACGTGGGGTGTGCGGCGCGAGGTGCGAAGGTTTAACGCTGGTCTTCCTGATGATGTGGAGCCTATGCATCTTCCTGATTTGCCTGAGTTTTTGAAAGATACTGTTGATGGTGGAGGTGAGTAGGGTTGAGGGAGTTGGAGGAAGAAAAAAGGCAGCGCCGCTCGTTTGAGAAGGCTTCCCTGATACTGTTGTTTTTGTCGCTTGTGCTGTTGGCGGTGGTTGCCGGGGGTGCTTTGCGGTACGGGTCTGTGGCTTCGCAAAGGGATTCGGAGCAGGCGAGGGCCCAGTCTAATGGTACAGCAGCTAAAGGGTTGGCTGCCCGTGTGAAGCAGGCGTGTGCTTCGGGTGGCGTGGAGGCTGAGCGGCTTCACCAGTCTGGCTTGTGTGTGGATGCTGTGCGTGTTGAGCGGAGTGTGCAGGGTGTGCCGGGCCCGGCCGGTGAGCGCGGCCCGCAAGGCCCTGCAGGGGTTGACGGCCGGGATGGTGTTAATGGTTCGGCTGGGCTGGTTGGCCCTGTTGGTCCGCAGGGTTCTCCCGGTTTGAATGGTGTGAACGGTCCTGACGGGTTGCCTGGTGCGAATGGATCGGATGGCCATGATGGTGTTCCAGGTCGTGCAGGTGCTGATGGTGTGAACGGCGTTGACGGCGCTGATGGTCGGGATGGTTCGGCCGGTGAGCGCGGTGATATGGGCCCTTCAGGTCCTGCCGGCCCGCAAGGTGCACAGGGTGAACGGGGTGAGCGCGGCCCCGCCGGTGCGAACGGATCCGATGGTAAAGATGGTAAGGATGGCCGTTCTATTGTGTCCGTGTACTGTTCCGGGGGCAGCCTGATGGTGAAATATAGTGACGGTGTGGCGTCCACGATATCGGGCTCGGTGGCCTGCCAGGGTGTGAAACCGTCGCCTATAGTGACTATATCATCCCACAAATAGAAAGGAGTGGCTGTGATGGTAGTGTTTGGTGGTGGTGTGTGGTGAGATATATTCCTGCAGCGCATCACTCGGCCGGCTCGAATAGTCCGGTGAATAGGGTTGTGATTCATGCAACATGCCCGGATGTGGGGTTTCCGTCCGCGTCCCGTAAGGGTAGGGCGGTGTCTACAGCAAACTATTTCGCGTCCCCATCAGCGGGTGGTTCGGCGCATTATGTGTGTGATATTGGGGAGACGGTGCAGTGCTTGTCTGAGTCTACGATTGGTTGGCATGCCCCGCCGAATCCGCATAGTTTGGGTATAGAGATTTGCGCGGATGGGGGTTCGCACGCCTCGTTCCGTGTACCAGGCCATGCTTACACTCGGGAGCAGTGGCTGGATCCGCGGGTGTGGCCTGCCGTGGAGCGTGCTGCGGTGCTGTGTCGGCAGTTGTGTGACAAGCATGGTGTTCCGAAGAGGAAACTGTCTGTGGCCGATCTAAAAGCTGGCAGGCGGGGCATCTGCGGGCATACTGATGTGACGGATGCGTGGCATCAGTCGGATCATGACGATCCTGGGCCGTGGTTTCCGTGGGACAGGTTTATGGCCGTAGTCAACGGCAAAGATGAGAGTGGGGAGTTAACTGTGGCTGATGTGAAAGCCTTGCATGATCAGATTAAACAATTGTCTGCTCAGCTTAGTGGTTCGGTGAATAAGCTGCACCATGATGTTGGTGTGGTTCAGGTTCAGAATGGTGATTTGGGTAAGCGTGTTGATGCCCTGTCGTGGGTGAAGAATCCGGTTACGGGGAAGCTGTGGCGTACTAAGGATGCCCTGTGGAGTGTCTGGTATTACGTGCTGGAGTGTCGCAGCCGCATCAGTAGGCTCGAGTCTGCTGTCAACGATTTAAAGAAGTGATGTGTGATGGGTAAACAGTTTTGGTTGGGCCTGTTGGAGCGTGCCCTGAAAACTTTTATTCAAACGTTTGTTGCCGTGCTCGGGGTTACTGCGGGTGTCACCTATACTGCGGAGTCGTTTCGCGGTTTGCCGTGGGAATCCGCGCTGATCACGGCCACGGTTGCTGCGGTGTTGTCGGTGGCTACCTCGTTTGGTAACCCGTCGTTTGTGGCCGGTAAGCCGAAGGTGACGCCTGTTGTGGATGCGGGTTTGGTTCCACCCGATGACGGGGGCATGGTTGAGCCGCATATGGTGGATGTGTCGGATCCTGGCATGATCGAGCCGACGGATGATGTGGATGGTTTTGCCGGCTATGTTCCGAGGCGTGCTGCCGAGTCGGAGGTTGGGACGGTAGAGTCTACTGTTGCATAAGTGAATATAGATGTGTGCCCCAGCGGTGCTGCCATGATTGTGTGGTGGCTGCTGCTGGGGCACTATTTTTGTTTATGCGGTGTGGTTACTGCTGGTTGTTTGGGTGTCCTGCACTGTCGCAGCACCATAGGATTTCGCTGCACTCGTCTAGCGTGTCCTGATCGATAGTGAGGTTGTCGAGGCTGACTTCTTTAACAGTAAGGTTCACGTTGTCGAGGGAGATGGGTACCCGGTACTGGTTTTCGACACTGTCAACAATGTTTTGGAGCTGTTGCATGTTGGTGGGCTGCTGTTGGATGATACGGTGTACCGCTGTTTTGAGGGCGGTGTGGAGGATATTGGTTGTGGTATCGATCATCGTGTTATGCCATTCCTTCGTTATCATCTGGCGTGTAGTATGTGCTGTTTGCGTACTCGGTTAACGTCATCAGTGTTTGGTCTGCCCACTGTTTCACTGTTTGCCGGGTGACACCCAATCGTTGGGCGGCCGACGCATATGTTTGATCATACCCGTATACTTCCCTGAACGCGGCGAGCCTGGCTAGCCGTTTCCTCTGTTTGGATGGCTGGCAGGTGAGGGTGTAGTCGTCGATGGCGAGCTGTAGATCGATCATGGTAACAATGTTGTTGCCGTGATGCTGGGGGGCTGTTGGTGGGGGTGGCATGCCTGGTTCTACGGAGGGTTTCCATGGGCCGCCGTTCCAGATCCATTGGGCGGCTTGGATAATATCAGCGGTGGTGTAGGTTTGGTTCACTGGTCATCCCCTGAATAGGTTGTCGAGGTTGTCTGGGGTGCTGGTGTTGGTGGTGTCGAATCGTCCGACGCAGTGGCAGTAGTCGTACATGAGTTTAATGATGTGTTGGTGGTCTCCCAAATAGGTGTTGCCGCTGATGCTGTAGGTGGCTGTGCCGTCTTTGCTGATGGTGTATTTGGCGGTGATGGTTTCGGGTGTTTCGGTGTTGGTGATGATGGCGGTGGTGGTGGAGCCTACGGTTTGTAGCCTGGTGGTTTGGGTTCCGTCGTCGAGGATGGTGGTAACCATGGTGTGTGTTTTCTCTTTCAGTTGCTGGTTTGGTTGTCGGCTATGGCTGTGATTTCTTGGACGGGTTTGGGTAGGTCTAGGTGTTGTACTGTTTTGTTTGCTAGTCGTTGGGCTACACGGTAGCACATTTGGGTCCACTGGTTGCCTGTGAGCGGGTGGTATTGGTTGCGTACGGCTATATATAGTAGGGAGTCTTGGTAGAGGTCGTCGGGGTTGACGGCCGGGTAGTGGCGGGCAATGTTGGTGCAGGCTTTGTGTAGCTGACGCTGGTGGTTGGGGGTTGCCCATTCCCAGTTGGCGGTGGTTGCTTGTTGGACTTTGGTTGGTCGTCTGCTCATGGCACTATTTTATCTGGCTATCTGGTAGTTGTTTGGTGTTTTGTTGTGGATAGTGTAGCACACTAGTCCGGGGTGGCCGGTGGTGCCTGTGCGATGCCTATACCAGACGGATTCTCCTTCCATGGATGGGCATTGGATGAAGGTGCGTTGTCCTTGTTCGGAGATTTCTAGGTGGTGCCGGTGCCCGGCCATGAGGATATGGGATACGGTGCCGTTGTGGAATTCTTGGCCGCGCCACCATTCGTAGTGTTGGTTGTTGCGCCATTGGTGTCCGTGGGCGTGCAGGATGGTAGCCCCGGCTACGTTGACGGTGGTGGTCATTTCGTCTCGTTGGGGGAAGTGGAAGTGTAGGTTGGGATACTGGTTGGTGAGTTGGTAGGCTTCTGCGATGGCGCGGCAGCAGTCTACGTCGAAGGAGTCATCGTAGGTGGTGACGCCTTTGCCGAAGCGCACGGCTTCGCCGTGGTTGCCTGGGATGGATGTGATGGTGACGTTTTGGCAGTGGTCGAACAGGTGGACGAGTTTCATCATGGCCATGCGGGTGAGCCGGATTTGTTCCGTCAAGGGTGTTTGGGTGCGCCAGGCGTTGTTGCCTCCTTGTGACACGTATCCTTCGATCATGTCGCCGAGGAAGGCGATGTGTACGCGTTGCGGCTGGCCTGCTTGCTGCCAGTAGTGTTTTGCGGCTGCCAGTGAGCGCAGGTAGTCGTCGGCGAAGTGTGATGTTTCCCCTCCGGGGATGCCTTTGCCGATTTGGAAGTCTCCTGCCCCGATGACGAAGGCCGTATCGCTGCTACTGGTGTGGGTGTTGTCGGCCTGTTTGGGGGGTGTCCATTCGGCTAGTTTATCGACGAGTTCGTCTACCGGGTAGGGGTCGGTTGCGGGTTGGTGGTCGATGATTTTTTGTATGGATCGGCCTGTTTCTCCGTTGGGGAGTGTCCATTCGGAGATGCGTGTGCGGCGTACGGTGCCGTTGGCGAGATTGTCGTCGATGGTGTCGATGGCGTTGTCGTGGTTGGCTAGCTGGGTGAGGAGCCGGTCTATGTTGTCTATCATCGGGTATCCTCCTCTTCCTTTTGTGGGGTGGTGGTGGCTTGTTTGCGGCGGTAGTCTTTGATGACGGTGGCGGAGATGGGGTATCCGGCTTGGGTGAGCTGTTTTGCTAGCCAGGATGCGGGTATAGACCTGTCGGCGAGGACGTCGGCAGCTTTGCGGCCGTAGCGTTGGATAAGGGTTTCAGTTTTGGTTGCCATGATGTCCCATTGGTTGTGTGGTGGGCTGCCATCCTGTGCGGCAGTCGCCGTCGTGTCCTGGTTTGCGTGTGCACCACGATACGTTGCCGGCATCGTGGATGATGGCACGGCCGCATATGACGTCTTGTAGGTGTTCGGGAAACTTGCCGTTGTTCCTGTTTGTGTCGGTCACGTGTTGGGTTGTGGTGACCATCATGCCTCCTCGGTGTGAAAGAGTGTGCACATACTGTGCTGGTGTGGTGGGTGTTTATGCGGGTATGGTTTTCATCACCTTGCTGAACGTTACTTGGTTATTGTACATCATCTGGGTGATTTCCTGATCGGTTTTGTCGGGGTGCTGTTTTCGCAGGTTGGCCCATTGGCAGGCGTTGTCGGTTTCCTGCTGTAAACGTGTCAGGTGCTGCTCGTTGATGATGTGTTTCCACATTGTCCACGACACGTCGAGCCGGTTAAGGATTTCGAGGGCTGGGATGTTGCACTGGTCGAGGAAGAGTATTTCTTCGGTGTAGTAGTTTTTCTCGTAGGCGTCCCATCCGCTTCGGTGCCTGTTGGGCTGGTTTTTGGGGTAGGCTTTCCGGCAGATTTTGTGTAACCGTTTGGCCATGTCGTCGGGTAGCTTGATGTCGGGGTTGGCGCGGATCATGGATCGCATCCCGTCGTAGGTGGTGCCCCAGGTGTGCATGATGTGGAGTGGGTCCACGCCGTCGGCCCATTTTTCTGCGCAGATGGCGAGGCGGATGCGCCTCCTGGCGGCTTTAGAGGTGTCGCGGCGGCCGGTGATGGGGCAGGTGTCGAGGGGATCCATGATGCTTTAGTGTACCTTTCTTGAGGTGATGTTTTGTTTGTCTGGTTTTATTGTAGCACTGTGTTGAGGGCTTGTGTCAACCCTGTTTTTCCGGCCTGCAGGTAGGTGTCTGTGATATCCCCGACAGTGAGGGGCACACGGGTGGCTTGGGGGAGTGCTGCCTGGAGGGTTTGGGCCATCTGGTCTCCCGCGGGGTCTGGGTCTGACCAGATGTAGATGTGGTCGTAGCCTTCGAAGAATTTGGTCCAAAAGTTTTGCCACGAGGTGGCCCCGGGTAGGGCTACGGCTGGCCATCCGCATTGTTCGAGGATCATAGAGTCGAATTCGCCTTCGCAGATGTGTATTTCGGCTGCCGGGTTGGCCATGGCGGACATGTTGTAGATGGAGCCTGTGTCTCCTGCCGGGGTTAGGTATTTGGGGTGGTTGTGGGTTTTGCAGTCGTGCGGGAGTGAGCAGCGGAAACGCATTTTGCGTATCTCTGCTGGGCCGTCCCATGTGGGGTACATGTATGGGATGGTGATGCACTGGTTGTAGTTTTCGTGGCCGGGGATGGGGTCATTGTCGATGTATCCAAGGTGGTGGTAGCGGGCTGTTTCTTCGCTGATGCCTCTTGCTGAGAGCAGGTCGAGTATGTTTTCGAGGTGGGTTTCGTAGAGGGCCGAGGCTTTCTGGATTCGGCGGCGTTCCGCAATGTTGTATGGGCGTATGCTGTCGTACATTCGGGTTTTCTTCTTCTAATCGTTGTTGTAGCTTGGCGAGTCCGCCTCCGACACCGCATGTGTGGCAGTACCAGACACCCTTGTCGAGGTTGATGCTCATGGAGGGCTGGTGGTCATCGTGGAACGGGCAGAGGATGTGTTGCTCGTTTCGGGATGGGTTGTACCGTATCCGGTAGGTGTCGAGGAGGCGGCAGGTGTCAGAGGTGTGGGAGGAGCTCGTTGAGGGTTGATACCACATAGGCTTCACTCCATGGCTTGTTGCGTTGTTTCATGATGACGAGTCCGATGGTGGACTGGTTTTCTCGGTTTCGGTGTGTTTCGTAGTTGCGTGCCTCCCGGCTGGCTTGTTTCACGAATTCGGCTAGGTGGGGCTGGCCGGCTTTGGCTTCGATCACGTATGTGTGGTTTCCGGTTTTGAGGATGAGGTCGCCTTCATCATCTTTACCGTTGAGGTGGAGGCGTTCTATATCATGGCCGGTGTCGCGTAGTTGGTGGAGGAGTCGTGTTTCCCATTCGGCTCCTGCCCGGCGGTTGCGTGACTGTTGTGTTGACATGATAGTCCTTTGTAGTGTTCGGTCATGTTCCATGGCTGTTTTTCGGCGAGTGGCCCGAAGAATGTGTATTCGGGGTATGCTCTGAGTCGTTCGTATCGGGTTCCGTCGGGGCTTGACTGTCCGGTGCGCTGTTTCAACACTGCGATGCGTGCCTCTGCCGGTATCGATAGCCCGTTGCCGTTGTCTTCGCCACCATAGAATGATACTCCGAGGATGAGTTGTGGTTTTTCGGAGAGTCCGTTTTTGATTTCTCGCCGGGCGGGCGGGTGTTCGATGTCGGAGCCGGTTTTGTCTGTTGCGTGGTGGGTGACGATGATGGTGGAGCCAGTATCCCTACCCAATGCTGTGATCCATTGCATGGCTTCTTGCTGGGCCTGGTAGTCGGATTCGCAGTCTTGAATGTCCATCAGGTTGTCGATGACGATGATGGGGGGAAAGTGGTTCCACATTTCCATGTAGGCTTGTAATTCCATGGTGATGTCTGTCCATGTGATGGGCGACTGGAATGAGAATGTGATGTGTCCGCCGTGGTGGATGCTGTCTCGATAGTATTCTGGCCCGTAGTCGTCGATGTTTTGTTGTATTTGCTGGGTGGTGTGTTGGGTGTTGAGTGAGATGATTCGTGTGGAGGCCTCCCAGGGTGTCATGTCCCCTGATATGTAGAGGGCGGGCTGGTTGAGCATGGCGGTGATGAACATGGCTAGCCCGGATTTTTGGCTGCCGGAGCGCCCCGCAATCATCACCAAATCCCCTTTGTGGATGTGCATGTCCAGGTTGCGGTAGAGGGGGTCTAGCTGGGGTATGCGGGGCAGCTCGGCGGCTGTTTGGGAGGCCCTCTCGAAGGATCGTTGTAGAGAGAGCATCGGAGCCTTAATCTATCTATCTGTTACGGTTTGGATGTGTGTTGGTGGTCAGATGGAGTCGATGTCTACATCATCGCTACCGGTGGTGTTGGGCTGACTGTCTCGCTGGTCGACGTAGGCTGCTACAAGGTCGTAGATGGCGTCGTCGAGGGGTTTGAGGATGACAGCGTTGAACCCGTTTTTGGTGCGCACGGTGGCGAGTTTGAAGGCTTGCTCTTCGCCAAGATAGGCTTCGAGGTCGCGGATCATGGAGTGTGGGCGATCGTTGTTGCCTCGCACTTTTTCGATAATGGCGTTGGGGATGGTTTCTGGGGTGCCGTTGTTGAGATCCTGGAGGGTGTGGAAGATTGTGACATCGGCGTAGATGCGGTCGGCGGTCTGTCCGCCGTAGCCTTCGGTGTTGTGTTCCACGTCTCGGATTTTGAAGGCGATGGCGGTGGCGTCCTGGTTTCGGGAGGGGTTGAAGAAGGTGCTGTTGCTGTTGTTGTTGCGGTAGTTGGCGAGTCCCATTGTTGTTTCCTTTACTGTTGTGTTGGTTTGTTTGTTGGTTTTATCGGGTGAGGCTGTTTCGTTTGGTGCGGAACGCCTCTGACACATCAGGGTTGCTGGTGATGGTCTTCTTGTACTGTTTGAGTAGGTCGGCTAGCTGTGCTTTGCTTGTTGCTTTGCGGATTTTGTCGATGATGATGGTGTTTTCGTTTGATGCGATGTTGTCTACGTAGTCTTTGGCGGCCTGGTTGTATCGGTCTTGGAGGATGATGGATGCGGAGGCTGTGAGGGTTGCGAGATCCCAATCCTCGGAGACGGTGTTGTCTTTGAGTCCGCCCAATAGGTCGATGATGGCCTGTTTTACTTGGTCGGCGGTGTCTCCGCGGATGACGGTCCAGGGTGCGGCGTAGTCTCCGCCGTATTTGAGTGTGATGGTGATGCGATCGTCGCCGGTGTTGGTGTTGTCGGTCACTGGTGCTCCTTGCCTTCTTCTGTTGGGGCTGTGATGATGGTTTCTATAGGGTACCTGTAGGCGTCTTTCCCGTCTACAGCCCAGCAGGCGTCCCTGACGGGGCATCCTTTGCAGAGTGCTGTGACGTGGGGTACGAAGATGCCTTCACTGATTCCTTTCATTGCTTGACTGTACATGGATGATACATGCCGGTAGGTGTTGTTGTCAAGGTCGTACAGTTCGGTTGCTGTGCCCTGCTTGGCGGACTGTTTGTCTGTTTTGGTTGATGCGGGTGTCCAAAACATTCCTTTTGTCACATCGTTGCCGTGTTGGTTGAGCATGTACCGGTAGGTGTGCAGCTGCATGCTGTCGGCTGGTAGGCGTCCGGTTTTGAGGTCGAGGATGAAGGTTTCGCCGGTGTCGGTGTTGGTGAATATGCGGTCGATGTATCCGACTATTTTTGTGTCATCGTCGAGGATGGTTTCTACCGGGTATTCGATGCCCGGCTCACCGTCAATAACAGCGATAGCATATTCTGGATGGTTGCTCCTCCATGTTTTCCACCGGTCCACAAAGGTGGGGCCGTAAACCATCCACCAGTCGTAGTCTTTCTTGTGTGGCCCGCCTGACTCGCACATGTTTTTGCACACCCTGCCGGAGGGTTTAATCTCGGTGCCTTCGGATTCGGCGAGGGCTACTTGTGTGTCGAAAACGTTTTTGAAGGATGAGAGTTTGTCTGGCAGTGCAGGGTATTCGGCGGGGCTGTACAGGTGTAGGTCGTATTGTTCGGTGATGTGGTGTATGGCGCTTCCGGCGATGGTTGCGTACCAGGTGTGGTGTTGGGCATGGTAGCCGTGGGAGAGGCGCCATTTTTCTCCGCATTCGGCCCACTGGGTGAGTGAACTGTAGGAGATGTGGCCTGGATGGCCGATGGTTTTGGGGTGTTGTGCTAGAGGCATTACTTGTCGCCTTTGTGGGTGTTCCATGGGTTGCGGGTGTCTTTGCCGGCATTGTGTTGCTGGTATGCGAGGAGTGCGAGGCAGTGCCAGGCTGCGTGGGCTAGATGCGGCAGCCCGGATTCGCGGTCGAGGTTGTTGCCTTGCTGCCATGATAGTAGATGCCGGTAGAGGGCGTCGACGCTGTGGCTCCACGGGTAGCCTCCGGTCCAGTTGTTGTCGCCGTATTTGGTGGCACCGTAGCCTGCTACTTCGCCTAGAGTGTGAAGGGCTGCGGGGTCGATGAGGGATAGCCTGCAAAGTTTGAGTTCTTTTCGGGCACCAGTATCGGGGTCGGTGTACATGCGGGTTGGCTCATCCATGGGGGTGTGCGCCTTTCTTGGTGGGTTACTGGTTGGGGTTGTGGGCTAGGGCGACGGCGAGGATAATGATGGCGAGGGTTTCTGCGATGAGGATGGGTGTTGTGATCATTTGTGGTCTTTGGGCTGGTAGGTGAGTGTTGATGCACCTAGGAGGATAGTGAGGGCGCATGCGGCGATGATAGCGAGGGCTGCCTTGTGGTTGGTGCCGGTTGCGTACATCCATGTGATGATGCCGCCTTGGATCCAGGCGAGGCTGGTAAAGAACGTTTCGTAGCTGTGTAGCTCAATGTTGTTTTTTGTGATGTCATTCATGGTAGTTTTCTGCTTTGTGTGCGATGGTTGTGTAGATGTCGTTGAGTGTGGTTTCGATAGTGATGAGAGTGTTGATTTCTTGACTGAGGTCGATGTTGTCTTTGAGGGTGTCGATGCGGGCGGCGATATCGGTGGCGGTGCGTAGGCTTACTGCTGCACCGTGGACGATGTGGCATATGTCGGTGAGGCCGACTTTGGCGATGTAGTGTGACATGAGAGGCATGGGAGGTGTGTTGTCTTTCGGGTTAGCGTGACGGGTTGATGTTGAGGTCGGTGACGTGCGGGTGGTCTTCTGTTCCTGTGACGAGGCAGTGGACGGTGACGGGTAGTTTGGATGCGCCTGGCTGTTTCGCGGTGGCGCCGTAGACGATGGAGAAGGTGTCTTTGCCAATAATTTTGTGGAGTTGGAGGTCGATGTCGGGGTTGCCGTTCCATTTGACACCGTGTGCGGCGGCCTGTTGTTCGGCTTTGCGGTTGCAGGTGTGTGCTGCGGTGATCATGGTGAGCCCGGTTGCGGTTTCTTCACCCCTTGCTTGGGCTTGCCGGTGGGTTTTCTGTTGTTCGGCTCGCAGTGACTGTTCTGCCGCGGCTTGCCGTGTTTTCTTTTCGGTTTTGCGCTGTTGGATGGTTTTGGGCGTCCATTCGGTGTTGGCTGTGGTGGCTTGTGGTGCGGGCTGTGAGGCGAGTGGCGGGTTGTCGTCTGGGGCTGGCAGGAAGGAGCCTGCGGCGATGATGGCGGCTGTTATTCCGGCGATGGTGTAGCCTGTTTTCTTGTTCATGGCTGTGTTCCCCTTTCTGGGGCTTGTTCGTTGCTGACATGATTAATGATGGTGTGGGGGTTGTCTGATGTCAAGTGTGCGCTCAACGGTTGTGAGCGATGCTGTTGTGGCTTGGGGTTTTATCGGGCGAATAGGGTGAGTAGGTGGCCGATGTTGATGCGTATCACATTCCAGTAGAGTTGTGTCGCCTCTGTCTGAGTGAGTGGCTTCCACTCATCATGGCTGTAGACGGTGCCGTCGGTGGCGATGAATGTGTTGGGGCGTAGCTTGTGGAGTTCGGCTTCCACATGCTGCCGGTAGGCTTCGGCGAGACCCTCGAAATCGAGATGGTCGCAGGAGAGGTTTTCGAGGCGTGTCAGGTCGAAGGGTGCAGGGCAGTCCGGGGTGGGGGTGTAGAGCTGGGTGAAGTGGTTGGCGATCTTCTGCATGACGGGTTCCTTTCTGGCGTGTGGATGGTTTTTATCGTGTGGCTTCGGCGATGATGGTGTCCACGTCGATCGTGTCGATGAGGTCGTGGAGTTCCTCGGCCTCGTCCGCGGTGAGTGGCTGCCAATCTCGTGGTCCGTATATGGCGCCGTCGAGGGTGACAGTCCACAGGGGTCGGATGAGTCGTATGGCTTCTTCGACTTTGGCACGGTACAGGCGGCAGATGATGGATGGGCAAGTGTTGCCTATGTCACGTCCTACCAGGTGTGCGGGGTGGAGTGGGTTGATTTCTGTCTGCCCGTAGAGGCTGGTGAAGGATGGTGTGATGAGTGTGCCATCCATGGGTGTGCTCCTTTCGGCGGTGTAGGGGTTGTTGTGGCTTCTAGAGTGTATAGGTGGCGACCCACAGTCAAGGCTACGCTCAATCCGGTTGAGCGTTTCATGCTGGAGTGTCGGGTGTGACAGATGTCACTGAAGCCCTTATGGCCTCTCTCAGCGCCTCAAATCTTCTAGGGGTAGGATTATGCAGGGTTGGCCCTGCTGATCGATTCTAGGGCCCTTCTAGGGCGTCTCAGGGGTATGTCGGGGGGATAGTAGGTCCGGTAGATGACCCGGCAGATCTATCTTGGCTTTCATGACGGGGGTCGAGGTACCAGATCTGGGCAGAGGATCTACACCCTCATGCTGTGTGAGATAGGCCACACTCGCCTAGCGTGATGCGTATCCTCGAGGCCACCCTGCCGATCTGGCGTGGAGGGTGTAGCCCAGAAATGCCGTTTAAAGCCTCCCTATGGCGCCTAGGAGCGCCTTACGGGGTGGGGGCTAGGTATTTATACCCCCAAGCAATTCTGATCGATTCTAGACGCCTCCAGAAGCCCGATACACGATCAGCCATCTCGGCATAGACCATCAGTCCCTATCCTGCTTAGCTAAGCCTACACTATGTGGACAGTGTTGGATACTGTGGGGGAAGAAGGACGCGGTAAAAGAAAGAAGGGGGAGCATCAGCCTTCAAGTCTTAGGTACTTAAGTTAACCTTAGAGACTTCGCACTGATGGGCTTAGCGCTTAGCACCGAGCCCCCTCAAGGGCTCGGCATCAGCCCGAGTAGGCTCAGCCCTGAAAAGGGTGCACGTCATCAGGGAAGGCTTGAGAGTACGAGGAGCCCTAGCGACGAGTACTCGAAAGCCTGAGGGAACACCCTCAGCACTGATGGGCCTAGCGTGTTCGGAAAGGACACAAGAGTGAAGTGTGACAGCTGGTCGGGAGTGAAACCCGTTCTGACTAGGGGTTTCAGCCTTAACCACCTGTAAAGGTTACAAGACTCTAAGAAAATTTAAGGAAAAGTTTAGGTTTAATTTTTGGACCTTTACTACCAAAAACACCCGTTTACACCCCTCAAACCCGCCTATAGAGCCAAAACCGCCAGTTTGACTCATCCCAGGTGGGGTATGATAGGCTGGACAGGTAGCCAGCTGGACGCAAGGCCGAAATCCGCTGACGCGGATTTCACCCTTACATCCATCAGTCTACCAAACACTTTAAAGCTTCAAGGCTTAACGCTGAGCACCGAGCCCCCTCAAGGGCTCGGCATCAGTCTTAAAGCCTTGAACACTTAAAGTACATATAAAACTTTAAAAGCTTAACACTTAAGGATATAAACTTTACATCAGTGTTTAAGACTTTAAAACTTAAAATAACTATTAAGACTTAAAGGCTTATAAGCTTTAAACACTTAAAGTAACTATAAAACTTTAAAAACCTTAAGTACTTAAAGTTAACCATCAGTCTTAAACTTTAATATAATAACCTATAAGTCTTAAAGCTTATAGGTATAATAATATAATATAACTATATAAGTATTAAAGCTTATAAGTTATAAAAGTTTTAGAAGAGCTAAGGGGTTAACTTCTTTACTTCTCTTCTCTCTTTGATTCTTTCTCTCTTCTCTTCTTTTCTTCATCAGGGGAGAAGAGGAACCTTTACCATCAGCGCCGATGGGCTTTCACCGTGTGTCTCGTGTACTTCTGGTCGCAAGCTCCCATCGCACACTCCCCACACTCTTACACCCGTGCCCCTTTCAGGCTTGGCATGTTCGGCTGAAGGCGTACGGCGTGTCACGTTTCAACCCTTAACACTAGGTAAGACTTAAAGTGTATATTATATGTAGAAGACTTTAAAACCTATAAGGTGTTTCTGCTGAGCCTGTGTCTTACACCGCTAGGCGCCAAGCGCTAAGCCTGAAACGCTTACACCCACCCCCCATTTTTCTTCCGCGTCCTTCTTCTTTTGACACAGCTGGGGGGCGATGTGATCTTTCTCACACCCGTAGGGGTAGTGGAGAAAACAAACACCCCACCACAAACAGAACACCCCCTCAAACGAACAAAACAGCCCCCAGTATCGAACAGCAGGGCAAGGGTAGAGTATTCATACCCCCAACGGTCCCCAGGCCGTTAGAGAGGCAATGAGAGGCTCACAGGGGTCATAGGTGATCGGGGGACGTGATGGCACACACTAACCGCACCGCATCCGCTGCACACCGGTGCTGGCGGAAACGACTCATCACCCAAGCCCGACAGCAAGGCCAAACCGAATGCCCACTCTGCGGAGCCACCATCACCTGGGACACACACCAGCTACCAACAAGCCCCGAAGCCGACCACATCACACCCGTCAGCCGGGGAGGACTCAACACCCTCGACAACGGGCAAATCATCTGCAGAACATGCAACAGAAGCAAAGGCAATCGCAGCGAACCAAACATCAAGTTTCAACAACAAACCACAAAAACATTGATTCAATGGTGACAAAACCCGCCAACCCCCACCGGGGACACCCCCTGCACACCCGTGCAAGACCTCGTACGGCTT